CTTAGTAGTAAAAAAGCTAAGTATAAATTCAATGAAGATGAAGTGTTAAAAACAATAAAAATCTATATTGATAAAACATACGAACAACACTACAGCTCTGACAAAATCCAAGCTACTGAGTTTATTATAGACTCGGGGCATGGAGAAGGATTTTGTATGGGTAATATTATTAAGTATGCCAAAAGATATGGGAAAAAGAAAGGCAAGAATGATTTAGATTTGCTAAAGATTATACACTACACAATTATTTTATTAGGGAGTAAGAATGAGAACAATTAGAAAGAAATCCCATGAAAAACTTGATGATGCAAATTTAAAAAGAGTATTGGATTTACTTAATAAAGATAATCCTATAACTAAAAAAGAAGCATGTGGCATGCTCAACATAACCTACAATACTACTAGATTGAATAGTATTATGACAGATTTTGATGAAACCATGCAGTACAGAGAAAAGCGTAAATCCCAAAACAGGGGAAAGAAAGCCACTGAGTACGAAGTCAAACAAGCAATTGAAATGTTTTTAGATGAAGAACCAGTATCTGGCATAGCTAAAAGATTATATCGTTCTACTACATTTGTACGAAATTTATTAGACAGAGTAGGAGTTCCTGAAAAGAGACCTAGTACTGAAAGTGGTAGTGGAGCAAAAGTAGGTTTTTTACCCGAGCAGTGTGTAGCCCAAACATTTGAGCCAGGCGAAAAAGTTTGGTCAGCAAGATACGACTTACCTGCTAGAATAATAAAAGGAAAGTTTAATGATAAATATGACTGCTGGGTATACCATATTTATGTAATAGAATTAACAAATTTTGAGTCCGAGTACTTTGGATTCATAAAAGAAGGTGGCTACCATGCCCACCAACTCGCTTATGACTTAGGTAGTTTAAGACACTTAAACAAGTACGATATAAATATCTAAAGCATAAGGAGTGCAAAATGGAAGTATGGACAATAATGTCAGCTTTGTGGCTGTCTTCTTGGATTATGTGTATAGTAAGAACATACCCTACAATCTTTAGAATGATAGAAAACACAGAAGGTGGCGAACTAATAGTGAGTTATAAATATACTCACATGATGATATATGCAATATGCCTTTTCATAATTACACCCTTAATATGGTCAATCATTTATAATGATAGTAATAGACACAGATGGTGTATCGCATATGTTGTACAAATTTGCAGGAGCAAAAAATGAATGGAATAATTAGAGAAGCTTTAAAGCTGAAATATGAAGGAGACATAGCTGCGGCTAATGCCAATGTAAAGGTTTATCTTTTAAATCCTGCTGGTATTGGGGAACACTCGGATATCATTCAGGCAATAGATGAACAAATCGAAAAAGCCGCAAATGCACGAGAGAAATTGGACTATATTCTCAACCTAAAATATTAGGAAAACAAAAAATAGTTCTTGACATAGCACTCATTTTTCTGTATAATATATATTAATGAGTGATAGATATTACAACCAAATGAGAGACGCGACAGGATGGTGCTTCGGCATGCCTGAGTCCCTCAAAAACAAACGGAGAAGAAGAATGGCTTGGACAGACGAATCAAAGCAAGAAGCAGTAGAAATGTATGTAGAACAGGAACCAACACCTGAAACTAGCATGGAAATTGTAAAGGACATTGCTGACCACTTAGGCGAAAGCCCTAATGGAGTCAGAATGATTCTTACTAAAGCAGGCGTTTATGTTAAGAAAACACCAGCTACAGGTGCCGCTAAATCAAGTGGTGGTGGTAGTGCAAGAGTATCAAAAGCTGACGCAGCTGCAGCACTAACAAGTGCTTTAACAGATGCAGGTCAAGAAGTCGATGCAGATATTATCGACAAATTGACTGGTAAAGCTTCAGTATACTTTACAGGTGTACTCAACAACATCAACAATGGCTAAATAATACTACCCATTACTAGAGAGAAAGAGTTTTCTTAATAGTAATGGAGTATTATAGTGAAGAAAGATGAGTTCATAAGAACTGTATCAGATTGTGGTGACGCAATCATAACTTATAGGTCAACAAACAGTAGAAAATTAAAGTATAATGTTTGTACCCTAGACTTCGATAACAAGTATATCCAAAGCAAGAAGAATCGTGCTAAGGAAACCAAGGATTCAGTTCTGCTGTTTTGTTGGGATACTGACAGTTATCGCCTATTACAACCTAAGAATGTGACCAGTATACAACCTTTGAGTTCTATACTGAGGAACAAGCGATGAAGTTGCATGAAGCCCCTGAGATGTATGAAAAAATCATCTCTGAAAATGAGGAGGGGACGGAGCAAGTCAAACTAACCATAAATACTTTTTATGATGTAGAGTATATACATCTGAGAAAGTATTACCTCGACTTTGATGGGGACTTCAAACCATCAAAGGACGGAGTAGCAATGAAACTAGACTTTAACAATTCAAAGAATTTGTTTGAGGGACTAGTTGAAATATTATCACTAGCAGAGAGTAAAAGTATTTTAGAGACACACTTCAAGGATATTTTGGACGAAATTTACCTATCGTGAATTTAGTTCTTGACTTTGCCTGTGATTTTTGATATAATATATAAATGGAAAATATAAAAGAAGTATTACAGAAAGCAGCGACAGATTACTATAATGGTAATCCAACCATGTCAGATGAACAGTTTGATAAGTTAGCTCAGTACGCTGAGTATGACGAGGTAGGATTCACCAGCAGAGACAATCGTATACCGCATGCTTTCCAAATGTATTCACTTCAGAAGATTTTTTCTAATGAGCTGGATAAGCAGCCCTTCGGTAATTACAAGGGAGCGACTATTGTTTCTCCTAAGTTAGATGGTGCTGCTGTATCTTTGCTCTATGTTGAGGGACAACTACATAAAGCCCTTACTCGTGGCGATGGAAAGCGTGGTCTGGATATTACAGACAATGTTAAATCGTTAGTACCTAATTCATTAGGCGGGTTTAAGGGTGCACTACTACAGATTACTGGAGAAGTAGTTGCTCCCAAAACTATCAAGAATGCTCGGAACTATGCTGCGGGTGCTCTCAACTTAAAAGATACTGTCGAATTCCAAAGCAGAGACTTGCGTTTCATAGCTTACGGAGTGCAGGACTCATGGAATGAGTGCTGGAGTAAAGACATGGAGTATCTTCTTGGATTCGGATTTGATACAGTTCTGTCTAATGACTGGACTGCATATCCCGATGACGGGCTTGTTTTTCGTATAGACAGCTACGAAGACTTCGCAAACCTAGGTTATACCTCTAAGCACCCACGAGGTGCATATGCGCTCAAGCAGCGTAATGAAGGAGTTATAACTAAATTGGTCGATGTCAAGTGGAATGTTGGAAAATCAGGTGTTGTGGCTCCTGTAGCTATTCTTGAACCTATAGAGATAGATGGCGCTACGGTTAGTAGAGCAACTCTACACAATATGAAGTATATAAGTGACCTTAATTTAGAAATAGGTTGTTTAGTAGAAGTCATACGTAGTGGAGAAATTATACCTAGAATACTATCCCGAGCTAATTAGTGTCTAGTAAAGGCATATACAATCATACATACTTTGATAACAACCCTGATGAAAAAGATAGGGAGGGAGTTCTGTACGGCATAGTATTAGTAAACACTAAGACTTTCGAGAGAGAATGTATCAAGGTAGGAATAGCTAGTGGAAAAGATTGGCGACATATTATAAAGCGTAGCAGGGGTTTCAGAGGATACGATATCCGTATTCAGAAGGTCTGGAGCAGCACACTTTATAATGTGTGGGCACATGAACAGTACCTACATGATATGTATAAAGATGACAAACACATTCCCATGTTTAAGTTTGGAGGTCATACTGAGTGTTTCAAAATTGATTCGCTCATTCTTCAGGACTTTCCAAAAAATAAATCTTGACATGGAAACTGAATTTTGTTATAATATATAAATAGAAATTAAGAGAGAACATATGAAGCAAATAGTCCCGCCAACGCACTGTCCATCTTGTATGACAGAACTTGAGTGGGTAAAAGACCAGCTCTATTGTAATAACCCTAATTGCCCAGGCAAGACTAGTAAAAAGATTGAGCATTTTGCTTCTACTCTCAAGATTAAAGGTCTCGGACCTCGCACAGTACAAAAACTACAAATCTCTGATTTGCATGACTTGTACGAGCTTCCATTAGAAATAATGATTGAAGCTTTGCAATCCGAAAAACTAGCAGTTAAACTGCATAGAGAGATTGAGAATAGTAAGTCTGTCGAGTTAGTCGACTTACTACCTGCTTTCTCTATAAAGTTAATTGGTCGTTCCGCCTCAGCCAAGATTTGTTCAAAGATAAAGAATATACTCGACATCAATGAAGAAACTTGCGCTGAAGCAGGGCTAGGACCAACTGCTACCAATAATTTACTAGATTGGTTAATAGAAGAATTTACTGATGGATATGACCGACTACCTTTTAGATGGCAACAACTAACTAAACTAGAAGAAAAGAGTGCTGACAACGGAGTCGTTTGTATCTCTGGTAGATTAAAAAGCTTCAAAACAAAAGCAGCCGCTACACAATACTTAGAAACAAAGGGCTATCTTGTAAAGAGCAGTTTAACAAAAGATGTGACTATCTTAGTAAACGAGAGTGGTATAGAATCCGCTAAAACACAGGCAGCCCGAGATAAGGGCGTATTAATAATAACAAACTTAAAAGAAATATAGGAAACCAAAATGGCATTACCAAAATGGACAGACGAAAGAACACAACAACTTGTGGACTTCGTAGGAAGTGAGACACCTATCTCACAAGCTATGGTTGCATCAGCAGCCGAAGAATTAGAAACTTCTACAAGAAGTGTCTCTTCTAAGCTAAGAAAAATGGGTCACGATGTAGAGCTAGCATCATCTGTTTCAAACAGAACTTTCTCAGAAGAGCAAGAAGCTACTCTATCAAACTTTGTATCTGATAACTCAGGTGCATACACATATGCAGACATCGCATCTTCATTCGAAGGTGGAGCATTTTCTGCTAAATCAATACAAGGCAAAATTCTATCAATGGAATTAACTGGCCATGTAAAACCAGCTGAGAAGCCAGAATCTGTTAGAACTTACTCTCCCGAAGAGGAAGCTACATTTACTACTATGGTAAATGGCGGGTCTTTCGTAGAAGAAATTGCGGAAGCTCTAGGCAAATCTGTTAACTCTATCAGAGGAAAAGCACTTAGCTTGCTAAGAAGTGGCGATATTAACGCTATTCCAAAGCAAAAAGAAACTAAAGGTTCAAGCAAAGCTGACCCATTAGCAGAAGTTAATGATATCGACAACATGACTGTTGAAGCTATCGCTGACGAAATTGGCAAAACTGTAAGAGGTGTTAAAACAATGTTGACCCGTAGAGGTCTAACTTGTTCCGATTACGACGGAGCCGCTAGAAAAGAAAAAGCATCTAGCTAATATTTTCTAACTCTAGGGCAGGGATTCTCTCTGCCCTATTTTTTATTTATCTGGGAGGGTAGCATTGAACTTAACTTCAGCTCTGTTGAAGCAAATAATAACGCAGGAAGATTTTGAATCTTGGGGCAACCTAAGAGTTAATTATCTTAGTGCGGAGTATCAGTCCTTACATAAGGTCATGGATACTCACATTAAAAATTTCAGTAGGCTCCCCTCTTTTGATGACCTTAAACTATCCATTCGTGATAGAAAGCTACAAGAAAAAGTATTTGCAATAGAAGCCGTCGAGGTAGATATCGACGCTTGGGTTCTTCTCGAGTACCTAAAAAACGAGTATACACAAGTAGAAATACTAGATGAACTTGATAAGTTCATAGACAAAACTGTAGCAATATCTTCGGCAGAAGAAAATGTAGAAGCAATCCAACAGATTGTTTTAGATGTTGGCGAAAGAGTCGACTTAAAAGCTCCCGAAGAAAACATGCAAACAATTCCTTTGTTTGATTCCGAAAAAGACCTTAAGAGATTCTTACCTCTTGGCCTCAATGATGATTATGACCAGTTCATGAAGTTTTCTCCCAGAGACCTCATACTAGTCGGTGGTCGTAGGGGTGCTGGTAAGTCTATTGCTTGTTGTAATATTGCACATAATGTGTATGAACAAGGCAAGAGCTCTCTTTACTTCACTATAGAAATGGACGCTCGTTCAATTCTACAAAGAATGTGTGCCTTAGGTGCGCGTATTCCTATTTCACGACTTGCTACACGAAACTTAACAACTGTTGAGTGGGATAGAGTAGCAAACTGGTGGGCAGGGAGATTCCAAGATGGAGTAGAATTACTATCCGAATTCAAGGACACAAGGGACTTTGACGCATTTCATACAAAACTTCAGACTAAACCACTAAATGATGGTCAAATGGACGTTGTGTATGACCCGACACTTACTCTATCTCGTATTAGACAAGAGTTAGAAAGTAAAGTGTCCCAAACAGACTATGGGGTTATTGTAGTTGATTACTTAAACCAAGTAAAACGCTCCAATGCTCCTAGTCGCTCAGGACAATATGACTGGACGGAGCAGATAGAAGTCAGTAAGACTCTGAAAAGTATTGCACAGGAGTATGAAATTCCTGTGTTTGCCCCTTACCAAACCGATAGCACAGGTGAGGCAAGATTCGCAAAAGGTATTCTCGATGCAGCAGATGCAGCCTTTACATTAGAAACATGGTCTCCCGAAGATGAAGCTATGACTTTCAACTGTACTAAAATGAGAAGTGCTAAAATGGAAGGATTCACGAGTGTTATGGATTGGGAAACACTTAAGATAGGCCCTCAATCAACTATGAATCCTAAAGAAAAAGAAGAAATCAAAGATAGCCTATCAACAGGAGAAGATATACATGACGCAATATAATGAAAGCGAAGGCCCTCATAAGTATAAAGGTTGGTATTGGTGTGCTCAAAGACAAGCATTCTTTCGTTGGACAGAATTTATAGGAGGTTTGAAATGACACAATATGATGACCTAATAAGAAGGAAAGCTAAAGAGTTGGAAGCTGAAGAGTGGGGCAATCAAGTAAAGTATATACATGCTAGTAATGGAGTTATGGAGATTGCATATAATAATGGATTAAAGAGATTCGAAGAGACTAAACCTGATGGAAAGAAATGGACAGAAGGAAAAGCTGAAACAAAAGAATCTTTATTTACTAGCTTTGGCAAATGGGTAGCAGACCAGCGTGGCAAGTGATAGAATAGGAGAAAAGTCCGCAAATTTAGTAGGGG